TGGGTGCTACAGTAGGGAGTGTTACAATAACTACATAATGACATACGCAGAATTATTACAAAAGGTTAGAGATTATACAGAAGTTGATTCAGCTGTTTTAACAGACACTATTGTTCAAGGAATGATAAGAGATGCTGAGCTTCGTATATTTAGAGAAGTGGACGCTGATTACACAAGAGAATATGCAACAGCTAATTTAAATATTGGTTCACCTTATTTAGATTTACCAAGTGCTGCTACAACAACAGCTACAAGAACATCTATTATTGTTAGATCCATGCTTGTTTTTGATTCAACACAAACACCTACTACTAAAGAATATTTAGATAAAAGAGATACAAGTTTTATTTTTGAATACAATAGTACGGGAGCAACAGGGGTTCCTAAATTTTATGCTAATTGGAAAGAAACTACTATTATTATGGCTCCGGCACCAGATGCTCAATACCAGGTTCAACTAAGCTATATATACTCCCCAGAGGCTTTATCGGCTACAAATACGACAACTTACTTATCGGATAATGTTTCTGATCTATTATTCTACGCAACAATGGTACAAGCATATGAATTTTTAAAAGGACCCATGGATATGTACAAAATCTATTCAGACAAGTATAATGGAGCTATACAAAGTTTTGCGTTAGAGCAAATGGGCAGAAGACGTAGAGACGAGTATATGGATGGAGTGCCAAGGATAAAAGTTCCTTCACCTTCACCTAATAATTAAAAATTTTAATAAGGAGAAAATAACATGGCAATATCACAAGCAGTAGCTAACTCATTTAAAAAAGAAATTCTTGAGGGAATTCACGATTTAGAATCTGGTGGCGACGTATTTAAATTAGGTTTATACACATCTGTAGCAACTCTAAGTTCTGCAACAACTTCATACACAACATCAAGTGAAGTAGCAGCATCTGGAGAATACGTAGCAGGTGGTGGAGTACTACAAACACAACAAGTTTCATTAGCAACAGGCGGAGTCGCAATTGTTGATTTTGCAGACCTATCTTTCACAGGAGTAACACTTACTGCGAGAGGTGCTTTAATTTATAACTCAACTGAAGCTAAAAAAGCAGTTTGTGTTTTAGATTTTGGTGCAGATAAAACTGCAACTTCAGGAACTTTTACAATTCAATTTCCACAATTTAACAGTTCGTCAGCTATTTTAAGAATCGCATAATTTAACAGGAGGGCCTGATGGCAGATATTACAGTTCAGGTATCGTCAGCAGGTCTTACTGCATTTGGAGCTTCATCATGGTCGTCAGAATCTTATGGTGGAGACAATTCTACTAGTACAACTATTGGATCTATAGACGCCTTTAACAACGAAGGTTGGGGAAGATTAAGTTGGGGCTCATTAGTTTGGGACCAAGATTTTCAAAATATAACAGTACAAGTAACTACACCAGGTAACCCTACTTTATGGGGCGGTGATGTTTGGGGTGATGCTTCCTGGGGTCAAATCACTGGAATGGATACTGACCTAGGTGCTTCTGAACTAACTGTAAGCATTGATCAACAAGTTACCGGTGAAGAATTAAACTCAACAACAGATAGTGTAGTAGCTGGAACAAGTGCTGTAGCAACACCTAGCTCACCTTCTCCTATTGCAAATACTTCTGTCAATGATGTTTTTGGTGGAGAAACTAATGTAGTTCAAGTAACCTCTCCTTCTAATGATGAATGGGGAACTGAACTGTGGGGTTCAGGACAGTGGGGTGTTGGGGACGGTATTACAATTTTTGTTGGCACTGAAACGGAACATATTGCAGACGGAAATGTAGAAGTTACAGGAAATCAAATTGACTTTGAAGCAGTAGGAACAGTAGAAATACCTGTAGTAATTGAGGGTATACAAATAGCTTCTTCGGTTAATGATGTCTTTGGTGGTGAAGTTGTTGAAGTACAAGTCACTACAGCTTCAGCTACGAATTGGGGTGATGCTCCGTTTGGAGCAGGACAGTTTGGTCAAGGTCCTGGAACAGATATATCACAAGGCGGTGAAGAAATTGGATTACCTTCTCAAGAGGTGCCTGTTACAAATACTAATTTAACACTAAATTCATTTGCTAATAATCAACCTACAATTACAGCAGACGCTAACGTACCGGTCACGGGACAAGAATTAACTCCAGTTTTAGGTGATGAAGACGCTATTCCAAACACTATAGCTAGTCCGACAGGTATTGAGCTTACAACAAGTATTGGTACTGCTGTTGCAGGAGCAAGTGCAGAAGTTGACCTAACGGGAGTGACAATGACATCTAGTAGTGGTACAATAGGTTTAAATGCGTGGGAATTAGTTGACCCGGGAACAGCTCCGACTTGGACCGTAGTTGACAAGGCAGCGTAATAGAAATAAAATTAAAGAATTAATAAAGGATAAAAATTATGGCATCAGCATATTCGACAGATCTAAAATTAGAGCTAATGGTAACAGGGGAAAACTCTGGTACATGGGGTGATAATACAAATAAAAATTTAAACTTAATACAACAAGCAATTGCAGGTTATGAAGCAGTAACGGTAAGTGGAACAGGCACTACGACATTAGTTATGTCAAATGCAGCTCTTTCAAACGCAAGGAATGCTGTTATAAAATTAACAGGAACAATTACAGGTAATATTATTGTAACGATTCCAGACGGTATTGAAAAAACATATTATGTTGAAAATGGAACAACAGGTGCTTTTACAGTAGAATTTAAAACAGTAAGTGGAACAGGGCCAACTTTTTCTACTACTGACAAAGGCATTAAATTATTATTTTCTGATGGAACTAACGTTGTTGATATTTTATCAAATGTTTCACATATTAATTTAGTAAATCAAAATGAAGTAAGATTTGAAGATGCATCTGGTGGTGAATATGTAGGATTAAAAGCACCAACTACTGTATCATCAAGTGTATCTTTTGCGTTACCAGGAGTTGATGGTTCAAGTGGTAATGGAATAACAACTGACGGATCTGGAAATTTAAATTTCACGGACGTCGCATCAACCGGTAAAGCTATTGCAATGGCATTAGTTTTCGGATAAAATAAAAAAAAGGAGAAAATAAATTATGTCGGCACCAAATTTAGTAAACGTATCAACAATAACAGCTAAGTCTGTTCAAGCAGCTTTAGGTACAACTTTAACAACTCAAATTCTTGAAAATCCAGGAGCATCTGGAAAAGTTTTTAAAGTCAACAACATTATTATTGCAAACATTGATGGAACAAGTTCTGTCGATATTTCAGTTTTTATAACAAAATCAGGTGGATCACCTATAGCAATCGCAAGTACAGTTTCTGTACCAGCAGATTCTACATTAATTGCATTTGATAAAAACTCTTCTATCTACCTTGAAGAAGGTGATAATATTGAAGCTGGCGCAAGTGCTGCTTCAGATGCTACTATAACTATCAATTACGAAGAGTTAAATTAATAGGAGACTATTGAATGGCAAGTTATGCTAAAATAGATCCCACTAATATCGTTATCGCAGTTCACGTTGTGAGTGATGCCGATGAAGGTGGCTCAGAAGAAAAAGCAATCGAATTTTTAACATCAGTTCATGGAGATATCTCTCCTAATTTTTGGAAAAAAACTTCATTCAATACAGTTAGAGGTATTCACCTACATGGTGGAACTCCTTTTAGAAAAAATCATGCAGGAATAGGTTTTACTTGGGATGAATCTAGAGATGCTTTTATTACTCCACGACCTATGAAATCTAATCGAGCTATAACTCATAATTCTTGGGTGTTTAATGAAGAGCAATGTGCTTATATTGCACCTATACCATGGCCAAGTGAAAGTCATCCAGATACAAAAAATGATGAGGGTGTTGTAATATCACGTCAAACAGATCTTGATGGTATGGAAATGATTCATTCATGGGATGAACATAAACTAAGGTTTGTTGGTCGTAAAAACATAATACCTCACCCACCTTATGATCAGCAGACTTTATATGCATGGAATCCTGATACGGGAACATGGTCAGATAGCGGGTTTACATTTGCACAATTTATAGATTTAAATTACACAGGAGATTAATTATGACAACTAATAACAGATTAAACGGCGGAGTTATAGGAGCATCAGTTGAACAAAGTGGTGTTACTCCAGAAAACACACAAACTTTCAATTCAGATGGTACTTGGACAAAACCAGATGGTGCTACATCTGCAGATGTTTTTATATGCGCAGGTGGTGGCGGTGGTATGGGTGACAGTGGCGCTGGCGGTGGTGGTGGTGGTTTAAGAGAAGCTACAGGAATTGCTGTAACAGGACCAGTTGCTGTAACAGTCGGTCAAGGCGGTGCTGGTGGAACAAATAGTGGAAACGCATCTGGAACCAATTCAGTTTTTGCAACAACTTTCTCACCAAGTGAAGCTACTTATGTAGCAACAGGTGGTGGTAGAGGGGGAAGAGCTGCAACTGACGGAGGAGGTCAAGGAGGATCAGGTGGAGGCGCATCAGGAACTGCCGGTCAAGGAAACACACCTCCATTTTCACCCCCTCAAGGAAATCCAGGTGCATCAAGTCCAGATGGTCGAGGCGGTGGCGGCGGAGCTGGTAGCGCAGGATCAGGTGGATCAGCTGGTAGTGGAGCAACATCACCTTTAGCACCCGGTACAACTTTCTCTGCTGGAGGATTTGGTGGATCTGGTGGAAGTGCTGGTGGAGCAAACACAGGTAACGGAGGTCAAGGAAACGTACCTCATGGAGCTTATGGGGGATCAGGTGGATCAGGAAAAGTAGTTGTTAAAGTTCCCGCAACACCATTTGCTTTTTATGGATCAGGTATTTGGGACATGGAAGCACTTTATACTTATGTTAAAACTGACGAGTGGTCTTAATCTTAATCTTTACAATTTAATTTAAATCGATTATAGTCTGTTAATACAGCATGATTGGATTAACAAATTATTATTGGTGCTTTAAGGAAGAAATCCCTAAAAATGTTTGTGATGATATTGTAAAGTATGGAAACTCAAAAGTATTAGAACAAGGTTTAGTAGGAAACGAAGATGCACCACTTGATGATAATAAAATAAGAAAATCTGAAGTTTGTTTTTTAGATGATCAATGGATTTATGATCTAATAATACCTTATATAAAAAGAGCTAATATCAATGCAGATTGGAATTTTGATTGGGATTGGTCTGAATCTATTCAATTTACAAAATATAAACCTGATGAATTTTATACTTGGCACACTGACGATATGCCAGCACCTTTTGGCAAAAAATCTCATCCTAATTATAGAGGTAAAATTAGAAAACTGTCAGCAACTGTAAATCTTACAGACCCTAATAAATATACTGGTGGTGACTTTGAATTAGACCTTAGAAATAATACAGAGGGTAGACAAATTATTACTTTAGATGAAATAAAACCAAAAGGATCTATATTAGTATTTCCCTCTTTTGTGACTCATCAAGTAAGACCCATAAGAACTGGAGAAAGAAACTCATTAGTTATTTGGAATTTAGGACCTCCATGGAAATAATAATTGTATTAGGGGGTGGAAGTGCTGGTTGTATGACGGCCTATACTTTAAAAAAATTATTTCCAGAAAAAGAAATAATAATGGTACAGAGTAAATCAATTGCGACTATAGGTGTAGGAGAAAGTACACTAGGACAGATTAATCAATGGCTTTCTTTAGTTGGGATCGAGGACA